CACACTTTTTCGAAGGGGGGTGGGGGGAAAACGCGCCGACTCCTGTTAAGAATAGGACCTCTCAAACACTTTTTCCATTTTTTGATATTGACTTTTGTTTATGTCTCTATTTGCTCTTTAACTTTTGTTTAATAATATTATTTTTGACATTAGTTTACGTTTGACCTTTGTTTAAAGCGAGCCTAAGAAAAAAAATTTACACAACAAATTTATAAATTTTTCTCCTAATTTTTATCTATATGTTTGACTTTTGTTTAGTTACGATGTAACTTTTTACTATAAACAATTTTACGAGCAACGAGGAAAACAAAATGAAGACAAAAAATAACTTAGCCGCCATTCATGCCGCCGGATATATTGGTCAGGGTATTACGGTTCAGGATTTGCAGGAACTTTCTCTTAATGAATTGAACCATTTCCTGTATGATGAGTTTATGAAGCAAAATTCAGACGAAACCGTGGTTGAACTCGATGACCTCTTCTAGTGTTGTGCCACATCAGTCGATAATGACGAATGGCGTCCCGTCAGTATTGCTCAATGTTCAGGCCGTTGCGCATAATGTGGCTGCCTATTTGTATTCAACCCTGGATAAAGGGAAGACAGATGTGCTGGCCCCGGGAGGGAATCACCCTACCCCTGAGGGCCTGGCATTGGCGTGAATGCAATTCCTGAAGCGGCTGTACGAGAGGTGGTTCGTGGCATCGCACTGTTGCAGGACTACTATCTGAAGCATTCACTGTCGTCGACAATAAATGTTCAGATGGTGAAGTTTTTGAGTAACGCGTATTTCGATATCAGAGAAACTTCCTCTGCAGTTTCTGAATCCCATAATATCTCATCGTCAGAAAATACAATTACGATCAAAGTTGAGACGCATAAGGCGGCGTCAATGGATGAACTGAAGGAAATGAACCGTTTGGAGTCAGCTTTGAAGGAGCAGGTATCTATTGAATTGGCAGCGCTGGGACATGAACTTGATGTCGAGGTTGAAGACTTGATATGAGTAGGAAAGCAATCCCCTTAACAAATAGATTCTGGGATAAAGTTCAAATATCCGATAGGAATTCTTGTTGGATATGGACCGGAACAACTCCAGCCGGGTATGGACAAATACGAGGCGAGCCGCCAAAGTATAAAAAATTAAGAGCTCATAGAGTATCTTATGAGTTACATTTTGGCCCCATCCCAAAAAATAAATTGGTTTGTCATACCTGTGATAATCCAAAATGCGTCAATCCTGATCATTTATTCCTGGGAACAAGCCTGGATAATAATCGAGATATGGTTAAAAAAGGTCGGGCAAATTATGTTGGCTGTCCGCCAAAATTAAGTATAAAGGAGGTCGAATCTATTCGTTTACTTAGAGACTGTGGCGAAACTTATCAGGCTATTGCGGATATATTTCAGATATCGATAGCTCATGCACACAGAATAGTTAATTTTAAGAGAAGAGTACCTGGAAAAGGTGGTGATTTTATCTATGACTGAATTAGAGATTTCTTTTGTACCTCGACCCGCGCAAAAAATAATTTTAAGAAAGCTGGCTGAACGAAGGTTTGTGACCGCAATCTGTCATAGACGCTGACGTCTGGGTAAAACCCTGCTTGGGGTGGACTATTTGATTGAAGAGGCCCTGAAAACCACCATGGTGGACTTCAGGGGTTATTATTTTGGGTCCACTCAGAAGGCGGCAAAGCAGGTTGCGTGGAATTATTTCAAGAAACTGCTGGCACCGTTGAGTCAGAAAGGGCTTTGTGTGTTCCGTGAGACCGAGCTTCAGGTTCAGTTTAGTACAGGGGCCTGGATAACTCTTGCCGGGTCAGAAAATATCGAGGCATACCGCGGAATTTATATCGATAGGATTGTTGCCGATGAGGTGGCTTCCTGGAAGAATGCCTTGTACGCCTGGTTTGAGGTTTTGAGGCCCGCCATGGCTGACCGTATGGCTCGTGGGATGATTATTGGCACGGTTAAGGGGCTTGACTTGCTGTATGATTTCTATGTCAGGGGGATTTCTCCTGAGGTTATTCACGATGACTGGGGAGCAGTAAAGCTTCCAGCATCCTTGACCGGTATTATACCGGCGAAAGAGTTGGCCGAGCTTGAAAGGTCTATGTCCAAGGAGGCCTATGAACGTGAGTTGGAATGTAACTTCTTCGCTGAGAATCCAGAGGTTTTAATAACTCCGAAAGAGATAAAAGCTGCACAGAACAGGTATAAAAACCGGATTAGAAGCGAGATTATCACGGTCAACCCTTACACCACAGGGCTTTTTGCCCGGGGGAGTCGGCAATCTAATATCTTTGGCGTTGATATTGGCCGTACCGGTGACCCCTCAGTAGTCTACATGCGACGAGGGATGCATATTGAACGATTACTGACTACGAACCTCCCGGATAATATGGCCGTAGCGGATAAAATAAGTCGCCTCATTAAGATTCACCACCCCGCAACGGTGTTCATTGATGCCGGTCAGGGGCAGGGTGTCATCGATAGGCTGTATGCCCTGGGGCATCAGGATATTGTGGTGGAAATCTACTTCAATGCGGAGTCGCCGGAGCCGAACTGTGTAAATCTCAGAGCGGCGATGTATTACCGGGTGAAGCTGTTCCTCGGCACCCCGTCTTCTACCATACCAGATGACCCTCAGTTGCTTCGAGAGCTGGCGAATCAGTTGCTGGCTGACGACCCGAATAACCGGGTGAAGCTTGCACCGAAGAAAGATATACGAACTCGGATTGGTGGAAGTCCAAACGACGCTGACTCCGTGGCCCTGCTGTTTGCGGATACCTCAGTATATGATGAGGAGACCTATGAAGAGCAGCAGGAGAGAACGATTAAGAGATACCTGCAAAGTATGCATGTTCCGGTTGGGAACGAATTAACATATAACCCGTTAAACCATATGGAGAATTATTCGCATGGAGACAGTACGTACGACCCCTTCGATAGGAGCACACATTGAATATAATGTTGGTGAGCTCACAGAGTTTTTTGGGAAAAATAAAGCGGCTCTTATGTTTAAAAACTATTGGGGAGCGCTTATAAAATCCGGACGTATGAAGAAAAGATTTTATGAGGTTGAAAATCCTGATATGAACACGGCAATAGGCTATATGCGAGAGGATTATGTTGATATGCATTTTGTTATTGACCTGAATAAACGTGAAATAATTGCCGAGTTTACCCTGGAGAACATGGGCAGAGAGATTGCTGTTTGCCATTATTCCTTTCACCCTTGTGTGGCGTATAAAGATGTGATTGCCTTGATGAAAATATATTCAAATTTTGTGCTTAAATCATGGGGGAAAGATGTTCGGATTCCTTATGTACGCCCTAGAATCTCAACTTTGATTGGCCTGGTAGAAAAAAGTAACCGATTATCCATCATAACGGCTGTAAAATCAGGCTTTAAAAAACTTGATGTTATTCCTCATGCGCCGTATAATGAAAAAACAGGTACATACACTGAGTCAGTCATGGTGGTGAAAACAATAAATTCTTTTCCATCCGAGGGGTGAATATGGGCGGGGGAAAAAACGGTAATTCCGGACCTTCTCCGAATGAGGTAGAGGCTGGAACAAATTTCCAAAAAGCCGGATTACAATACGGGGATATAAATCAGGTTCCTGGATACGCAGAATGGGCCGCTCAGAATCCAAGTCTTGTCAGCTCAGCTCAATACGGCTTCGCTCAGGGGAGTCAACAGAGACAGGCTCAGGAGATGATGGACCAGCTCATATGGGAAACCGTTGGGCGCCCGCAGGAGTTAGAAAGGAATCGAATATACCAGCAGGGCCTGTATAAAAATATATCAAATCCGTCCCTGACAGATACCAGCCAATTAGCGGAGACCTGGACCCGGATACAAAACATGGGGCTCCGGGAAGATACTGCTGGTGATGATTTTCTTGGTCAGGTTCAACAGCAGTTCGGCGAAGATATGGGCTGGGTCTGGGATGAAAAGCAAAATTATAAAGGCCATAAAGACCTTGTTGGTGGGGTCACCGGCGCCTGGCGGCCCGTTTCTGGCGAAGAATTCGCCCAGCTGTCCTCAGATCGTGAAGGGACAATGGAGGCCTATAAGGGTCTTATCGATAGCTCAGGTACTGATATTTTTGGTGACTGGGTTCAGGCCGTTGAGGGTGAAAATACCAGAGACCAGCTTTACGGTCGGTACCTCGATCTTGGTGCCGCTGCTCAGGGTCTTGTTGATGAGAATATTGCCCGGGCCAAGCAGAATGCCGCCCTCCTCGGTGTTGATTATGGCATCACCGAGGAGGAAAGGCAAGCTCAGATAGCCAATGAGTTTGCCAATACCTGGACTGCAGAGGAAGACCAACAGCTTCGGGATTCCATAGAAAAATTTGGGGCTCCCGAAGACTTTTCAGATTTTCAATTCATACGAGGGGTTCCTACCAATGACCGGGATTCAACGGCTGTTACTTCGGCGGTAGCTTCTTCGACCGGTAGTACTGGAACCCCTGTTTCTTCTTTCCTCGATGTCGAGGATGACGAACAACAAAGTTTCCTTGGAGTTTGAGATGGGTGGAAAAAATACTTCAGCTCCGGCGCCTCCGCCGGTTACCTCGCCAAGTAACAGTATGGATCAGATTGCCCCAATGCTGGCTCTGATGGCCAACATGAGCAACAATGCTGGAGCGAACATGCCTGAACTTCCAGAGGCAGCCCCTCCCCCAACGGTAACAATCCCAGAGAAAACAGATTACAAGGCCACTGAGGAGACCTTGAAGCAAATTGCCCAAGGGACTTTGGCGGCTAATCAGCTGAGAAATAAATCCAGGAGAGATACCATTCACACATCATTATTGGATGGTGAAGACGATTATGGATTCAGTGGGTCTTTAGGAAAATAATATGTTAAATCTGAATGAATTTGAACGTGCTGAGTGGGAAGCTGAGTGGAGGGATATCAGCGATTATCTTTTGCCTGGACGTGGAATATTTCAGCTGTATGCGAATCCCAGAAAACGGAAATTAACCTCACCGAATGTAATAAATACAGTGGCTGAGGACGCCTTGTATGTTCTTACCTCCGGCATGCATGGCGGACTCACCTCTCCTTCCAGGCCCTGGTTCAATTTAGAGTGGACAGATAAAAATATATCCATGTTTGAGCCGCTGAAAGCGTGGCTTCAAGATTGCACCAAGAGATTGCATACTGAGCTTCAGCGAAGTAATTTCTATGCAATGATAAATAGTTTTTATATAGAATACGCTGGGTTCGGTAATGGCTCAACCTATGTTGGAGGTGACACTTACACCGATGACGTTGCCTTCCGTTTTGCTTTGCTTACTGCGGGTGAATATGTATTCTCCCTGGGTGCTGATGGGAAGCCCGCAGTATTCATGAGGACAATTTTTAAGACTCCCCGTCAGCTTGTTGAAGAGTTTCCGGATACCGTATCTCAGTACTATTTTGACCTGGTGGCCCGTAACGATGCCAGTGTAGATAAAAGCTGTGTAACCATCTTGGAAGCAGTAATGAAGGTCGGAGCATTAGACTTGAAGGCTCCTGGGGATGTGGGGATTCCATATATCCGGGTGGTCTATGAGATGAATATGTCAGAGAGTCGAGACGCTAGTGTTTCAGATGCTCCCCTTGATATCTCAGGGTATCATGAGTTTCCCTATCCAGTGGCTCGATGGAATACAATCGGGTCTGATGTCTATGGTATAGGCCCGGGTTCCCGGGCGTTGCCGGATATAAAACGACTTCAGGAAATGGAAAAGTCATTCCTCATGGCGACTCATAAATCAATCAATCCCCCTTTGAGTGTGAGTTCGAGGCTCAGGGGTGGGGTGAATACGCTACCGGGTGGTCGCACATATTCCAACAATCCGACTGAAGCTGTCAAAGAGCTTTACCAGATCCGATTTGATTACAACGGAGTCAATGCAGCTACCGAGCGGGTTGAAGCCAGGATTCAAAGGAATTTTTTCAATGACATATTTTTGACAGGGTCCAGAGACCCGAACGCTACTCCTTATAAGGCCACCGAAGTAAATGTTCGGGAACAGGAGAAAATGCTTCGGATGGGTCCGGTAATCGAAAGATTACAAAGCGAATTTTTTGTACCTATGATTGATCGATGCTTCAACATAATGTTGAGGAAAGAGAAGTTTGCACCCCTGCCACCCGATCTTGCTCAGATGGCAGGAGAGTATAAAATTTCTTTAGTAAGTCCTTTGGCCACCGCACAACGGGCTGTTGCTCTCCAGGGTATAAATTCTTTTATGGCCTTTATAGGTCAGGCGGCTCAATTCAATCAGGAGATTCTTGATAATGTAGATCCTGATTATGCGGCTCGGGAGTATGCGAATATAACGGGGGTTGATCTTGGGGTTCTTAGACCGCAGGAAGCTGTTCAAAGAATTCGACAGCAGAGAATGGAGGCTATGGCAAGAGAACAGGCAAAACAGGATCAGATTCAACAGGCCATGCTTAGTTCTCAGCTTAATGCTGAACAGGCGGAAACGCAAAAGACCCAGGCAGAAGCCGGACAATTAATGATTGAGAGTCAGCAAAGTGCTCTTGAAGCCGGGGTGATGTGATGAAGCCTGAGGAAGACGAACGGGAAAAAATCGAATACAACACTCTTCTGAAAAATGTAAGTGAGGTATTGAAGACTCATGCAGGGAGGGAGTTTATCTGGTGCATTTTGGATCAGTGCGATATTTATGGCGCACAGTTCACAGGTAATTCCACCACGTTTTTCAATGAAGGAAAGCGGTCTATAGGTGTTTTCCTGTTAGAGATTATGGGTGAAGCGGAACCATTGGCCTATGCCAATTTATTGAAGGAGAAAATATTAGAGCAACAGGGAGCAAAAAATGGAAAATGATAATGTGAATCCTGAAGGCACCGACACAGAAACTCCAGGAAACACCGATGAGCAGCCTAAAGGTAATGAACAACCTAAAGGTGAAGAACAGCCCAAGGGTGAAGAACAACCTAAAGGCGAAGAACAACCTAAAGGTGAAGAACAACCTAAAGGTGAAGAGAAACCATCCAAGGAGAGCGCAAAAAACGAAGGTGGAGAAGAACCCCCTAAACGAATTGTTCCATCTCCGGATGAGTATAAACTTCCTGAAGGTGTTGATCCTGGTTTTGGAAAAGTCGCTCATGAACTGGGTTATACTCAGGAGCAGCTTGATGGAACCCTGAAGAAATTTGGGGATGTTGTGGCAAAAGTGCGTGGTGCGGAAAGGGCGGATATAACTAAGCAGGGTCAGAAACTTGTTGATAGCTGGGGAGACCAGAAGAAAACAAATCTTACCCTGGTAAAAAACGGGATTGATAGCATTGACCCTGAAGGGGAACTTAAAACCATTCTAAAGGCTTCCGGGTATGATAATCATCCTGCAGTTTTGAGCTCTCTTTTACGTCTCGGTAAAAGTCTGGATGAGGGGCATTTCATTTCAGGAGATATCCATACTCCGCGTAAAAAATCGAGGGCTGAACGTATGTATCCTTCGATGAAGAAAAATAAAACTTAATGAGGTATATAAATGGCTTATGAACCTATTCGTCCAGGGGAACTCCCCAATATAATTGATGTAACCAAACGATTGGACCCGGATGGTACCGTTGCGGATATCGCTGAAATTCTTGTTCAGTCGAATCCCATTATTCAGGATGTTCCCGTAGTAGAGGGTAATCTTCCTACAGGTCATCGAACTACAGTCCGTTCGGATACCCCACGGCCTACCTGGCGTAAATTGAACTGGGGTGTTCGTAATACGAAGTCCCGTACCAGTCAGATTGATGACACTATCGGCATGCTGGAAGATTATGCCGAGGTGGACAAGAAGCTTGCTGACCTTAATGGTAACTCGGCTGACTGGCGACTTTCCGAGGATACTCCTCATATTGAGGGGCTTTCTAACACCATGGCAGAGACCATCTTTTATGGTGATACCACGGTTGATCCAGAGCGTTTCCTGGGTCTTGCTCCTCGGTATGATACTCTGGCTCTCGATGGCAAGCCACCGGCTGTTACTCCGTCCGCGCATCTTCCTAATGTGATTGACCTCGGTGGTACCGGTAACGCACTCACCTCTCTATGGCTCGTTCACTGGGGGTCTGATACGGTGCATGGCATCTATCCTAAGGGGTCTAATGCCGGGCTTGTCCAGCAGGATCTTGGTGAGGTCACTTTGTTTGATGCTGATGGTGGAAAATTCCAGGGCTATCGTACGCATTATGAATGGAATATGGGTCTCACGGTACGGGACTGGCGATATATCGTCAGGATTTGTAATATCGACCTTGCTTCCCTTGATGATGCAGCCACGCAGGTTCTCTTATACAAGGCCATGATTAAGGCCAAGTATGCGGTTCCTTCGGCCAACAAGGGTCGGCCGGTATTCTACTGCGGCGCGGCTGTTTCGGCTATGCTGGATATTGCTGCGGTAGAGAAGGCCAATGCGGCCCTTGGTATGACTGAAGTATTTGGCCAGGAAGTTCCGGCTTTCCGTGGTATCCCTATCCGGAATTGTGATGCGATTCTTGAGAATGAGGTTCAAATCGTATAATTGCCACGTCATTTACTTTGGCTGATTTGTAAAATTAACGAGAAGGAGAAAATTATGATTCTCGATAAAGAAGCACTATTCGCTGATAAATTGGATGTCGGCGGCACTCCTACTAACCTTGACACGGGGATTATTAATCCTGGTAAAGGTAAGTGTTTAAGGCTTTTCGCTACTGCAGATGAGGCGGTGACCGGTATTACCGGTCTTTCTCTTCAGGATAGTGATGATGGGTCGACCTTTTCTGCTTTATTTACCTGGACAGGAGATATCGCAGGTTCTCAGATTGAACTTGAGGTTCCTTCGGATGCTCGTCGATATCTGAAACTTAATATTGCCGGGTCTGCTTCAGGTGGTAATTGGACGGCGGGTATCATACTTCCCGGCGCTCAGTCCTCCGTGTGATGGGGTAGAGAAAACGGATATTAACCCCTGTGGTTTTGGTCACAGGGGTTTTTGGAGGAATTATGATTGACGAACAAGCATTATTCGCGGAAGACCTCCCGTATGACCAACCCAGTGAAGTCTTCAGAATAGGTAGTGCTGTCTCTGGAAGTTATGGTGAACCTTTACAGATTTTTGTACAGGGTGACCTCACATATGATACGACCAACAGCCCTCATATTCGCGTTGTTGAGCAGGATTTTGATGGTACCAATCCTCGGGAGGCTATGCGCATTTATCTTGGTGGGGGTTTTATCCGCCACGGTGAAGTTGTTTTCAGTATTCCGACTACGATAGTTGGGTATGCTATAATTGAATTGGTTGATGTAGATGCCGGGACTTGGACGGCGGGGGCAAAACTAAGGCCATTATAAGGAGAAGATAATGAAAGCTGTTTGTATTGAACGGTGTCAGGTTAGAATTGGTAAACACATAAAGACCTGCGCTGTTGATGAGGTCGTTGATATTAAAGAACGACACCCATGTTTTAAAATACTCAAAGCCCCTTCAGTGATAGATTTTGCAACAGCAGAAGAAGCTGAATTGCTAGAGGCTGAATACGATCTTGATCATCTTAGAAGCTATATCGAGAAGACTTTCGATAAGAAACCTGGTAATCGGGGTAAAGAAAAGCTTGTGGAAATGCTTCTTGATTATCGATTCAGACTTCAGGATGACGTCCCGCCTTCAGTAGAAGTGCCTATTCTTGATGATACGGACGAAGAGGACTTGCTATAATGAATCCTTATGCGAAGATTGATATATGTAATCTTGCGCTGGCCAGCATTGGGGCGGATCTTATCCGCTCCTTTGATGACAAAAATAAACGCGCCAGAATGTGCGATGTGTTCTATGATTTCACCCTGAGATTTCTATTAGGTAAGCATGACTGGGCTTTTGCCAGGGGATATGCGACCTTAAAAGAGATTGACTTGGAGGAATTTGATTCAGAAGTTCCCGCAGGACAAAGAGCTTTTTTGCTTCCAGTAGATTGTGCCAGGATACAAAGCATGCTTCCAGAGGGTAGTGTCAATCAGTGGGAAGTTTTTGGTCGCTATTTATACACCCCTTATCAGGGTACTGTACGGGTAAAATACACGAAAATTATAAACGATTGTTATCTGTTTTCAGAGGGATTTATAAATATCCTTTCTCTTGGTATTGCGGTACGTCTTTGCCCAAGTATTTCTCAAGATAAAGCTCTTACGAGTGCTTTATACAAGCAGTATAAACTTGAGCTTAACGACCTCTCTACTGATGACGCAAATATTGGAAACGGTTATCGGGAATACGATGAAACCCCTGAGAATGACTCTTTTGTTACCGGGTCTAGTCAAAGACTATCCTCGCTCAATTTGGATTTAGAACGAACATAACGAGAGAACGATGGTATCCTATAGATTTAAACACTCATTTACGGCTGGTGAGTTGTCCCCCTTAATGGAGGGACGTGTCGATTTTGACCGATATAAAAATGGGTGTAAACGTCTTTATAATATGATCGCCCTTGTTCAGGGTCCAGCAGCAAGACGTCCGGGATTAAAGTTCGTGCACAACATCTCCTCTCTGTTTCCTGCAGGAGAAATCATATTAAGGACTCGACAGATACCTTTTATTCGGAGTTCAATCAGCGCCATTAATTTAGTATTCATTGAAACCATAAATTACTCCAGGATTTATTTTTTCAACAAACATCAGATTGTGACTATGTCTGGTGCCCCATATTTTATAGACCTTCCAGAGCACAATAATTCTCGTTGGGACATCACGAATTTTGATTACGCACAGTCTATTGATGAAATGTATTTCTCTCAAAGAAGTCATCCACCGTATCAGCTTGTTCTTGCCGGTGGTTTATTCAACCTTGATCCTATAGCCTTCGTTGAGACGCCAAAAGACCCCCTTAGTAATGAATACTGGGGCGATGGTAATGGTTGGCCGGAACGGGTAACATTTCACCAACAGAGGTTGTTTTTCGCCGCGAATATCCTATATCGGGATCACTTCTGGGCTTCGGCTGCTGGGGAGTTTTTTAATTTTGGAAAACATTCTTCCAATACTGACTCGGATATCGTTGAGGCGGATGGATTCTCTTTCTCCTTGGTCAGTGGTCAGTACAATGCAATTCAGTGGATCATGTCTGGTAAGAGCTTGCAGGTCGGAACCGTTGGCGATGAGTGGACCATAACAGGTGCTAACCAGACAGCTATTACTGCGCTATCAAAATTGGCTCTTCCGCAAACAAACGTCGGTTCAGAGCCCTTTCGCCCCTTGATGGTGAATAACGCCCTGGTGTTTATTTCCCGGGGTGGGAAAGAGGTGAATGAATTTATCTACGATTTCAATATGGATAGCTACAAAACTTCTGAGCTATCTGTATTATCGCCGCACATAACTGAAGTATATCCTTTCACAGACTGGTGTTTTCAGAAGCAACCTTTTAGTGTCATCTGGCTTGTCAGGGCCGATGGCGGCCTTATAGGGCTCACTGTTAATAGGCCGCATAAGGTCGTAGGTTGGCATTCACATGCCACTTTAGGTCGTTGCATGTCTATTGCCAGTATGCCGGGAGAAACCCGTGAAGACGATGTTTGGTTGATTGTTGAGCGAGGACCAGAAGGGGCCAAACAGGTTTTTATAGAAGTAATGGACGATATGTTTGTTGGTGGTCATGCTCGTGATAGCCGATTTATGGACTCTTTTCAGGAGTACAGGATAACCGTTCCAAACTCTCCAAAAATAGTTATCCCTCCTGTTTTGTTTCCTATTCTTCCTACCCCCGGGAATGAGGAAACGGATGATCTCCCAGATCAAACGGTTGGTACTCCAATACCAGAAAACGTAATGGATTTTCCCACAGACTATCCTCAGCCTATACCCGTATCAGTGGATTCGGATTGGTGGGTTGTGTTTGATGGGTTGGACCATCTCAACAACATGCGAGTCAGTATCCTGATTGATGGGGCGGTATATCCTGAACAAGTTGTTTCAAATGGAAATATAAAAGTTCAGCTTCCTCCCGGGGTATATTCCTCTGAGGAGATAAAAGCTGTTGTGGGTCTGAATTTTATATCTGAGGTTCGTCCATATGTCCCCGATTTTAAGACCAATGAGGGAACGACTCTTGGGCGAATGCAGCGAATAACAAAACTTGATATTGATTTCTATCGTACTTTAGGGGCTTTTATCGGAAAAATAGATACGGAGACGAATGAAATTATCGAGGAGGAGCTTCCTTTCAGGAAGCCAACAGATACGACAGGTATTGGTGTACCTCTTTATACGGGTATATATCACTGGGATTTTGTGGAGGGATTCTCTCGAAAGTCTGATTATTTCATCAAACAGAAACAACCGTTACCGATGATTATTCGGGGCATTACAGACACATCGGAGGTTTACGAATAATGTTCATGGCGATAGCTTTAGGGGTGACGGCTGCGGTTTCAGCTTATGGAGCTTATTCCAGCTCAAAATCTGCTTCAGCGCAGAATGAAAATCAGGCTGCTTGGAATAGATATAATGCTTTGATGCAGAATAACGTATCCTCTCAGAATCTGAATGCTCAAGCTCAGCTTGGTATTTTCAATGCTAATATGATCGCGCAACAGGGTAGAGTAAAATCTGAAGTGTCAAGAAAAGTGGCCGCTTATAATGCGGACCTTTTAGAATCCTCGATGGTTTATAACGATAGTTTGCTTGCCAGGGAAGAGGCTCTTTTATGGGAAAAGACCGACCTGGATATTTTCATGCTGGAAAAGCAAAGAGCTCGAGAACGTGGGGCTATGATTGCGGATATGGCCGCTTCAGGTACTGATATAAATGAGGGCACGAACGCTGATATTATTGTATCTCAGAAGACTCAGGAAGCGCTTGATGCTTTTATTATTAGGCATGGTGCGGATATTCAGGCTCAAAAAATAGAGGACTCACGAAATAAGAATATCTATGAAGGTGAAATGGCTATTCAGAGGACTCTTTGGGATGGAGAAATGCAAGCGTTTACCGATAATTATAACGCCTCTATGCAAGCCGCAAGTATTGGCGCTGAGACTACTGTGTCTTTTCTTTCGGGTATGCAGTCAGCTGAATACCAGTTACAGGCGGGGATGTATGGCGCTGAAATTTCCTATGCTAACAATGATGCCAGAATATCTAATCAGCTTACCTCTAGCCTTATGAATACGGCTACGAAGACCATTATGTCGGGGGTTTCCGCCTATAATGGTGGTTCGTTATTATCCGGGGGTGGCGAGGGCGTTGGGGTCGATGAGGGCTTGGCTGTTGGGGCTACTGAAGGATGGTAATCAGGGGATAAAATATGCCACGTTTGAATTATAAATTAGCAAGTCAGGGTCTGAATACTGGTGGTTCCGGAGGTGGGTCTTTACGTCCTTCTTTATTGAATTCCTCTCAGGCAAAAAGCCTTAGAGTAGCCCAGGTAAATCCTAATGCGGCTAATATTAAATATTCAAAAGTTCGTCCTCCGGCTATCGTCCCAGATAATACAATATCGGAACTCGGGGATCTTTCTTTTACAATTACAAATTCAGCTTTTAAGATTGTTGAACGTAGAAATCAGCTCAAGGCTGATAACTTGTACCTCAATATAGAGAATGAGCTGTATAAACAGCAGGATGGCTATGTAGACGAAAACGGAGAAACTCACATAGGATACCTTAATACGGAGGGGGTGGCTTCTTCAGATGGGTATCCAGCCTATGTTGAGAGCCTGGATGAAATTGCTAATCGTCTCCTGGAAAAGGAAGATCATGGCGTTCGGCGCTTCGCTCAGCTTCGGGTGAATAATCTTCTGAATCAGTTCAAACATCGGGCTTCAGCTCATCAGTCGAAACAGATTAAGGTAGAGGAGCAGAATACAACTATTCGTGAAGCTGAAAGTCTATTAAAGAAAGCTGAAGGTAATCCCGACAGCCTTTTCACGATTGATCAAACTACAGGTGTTTCTGAACTGGATTATTTTGTAAATAGGCGTTCCCATTCAGAGAAAGAAAAACTCCAACTGAAGCATAATATCCTATCAAATGTTCTTGGGAATATGCGTACGGATACGAGTTTGGAACCGGAAGCCCGATATGCAAAGGTTGATGATTTTTATCAAAAATATAAGGATACTTTCCCATCAGATACAAAGGCCATTTTTAAATCCCAGCTTCAAGTAATGAAAGCGGCTTCTGATAATATCAAAGCGGGTCGTATTGCGGAAGCTTTGGACAAAGCCCAGGATAATTTTGTTCATGGTGGGAGCAATGATTTATTTGTAGCGTTGACGGGCGGACCAGATGCAAAGGTTTTGTATAATCAGTATCAGCAGGTATCAAAACAGCTATTTAAAGATGATCCCCTCAAACGTGAAAGTGTTGCGCTCACGCATATAAAGGAGGCTCTTGGTGTTGCCGCATCCATCGATGGATATAAGACAGCTATTGATAACTATACTAAGTTACAGAATGAGGCTGCAGAATCCGGAAAACCTCTTCTTGAAAATGTCGCCTCAAGAAGAGAGATTGAGATATTTATGCGGGATGAACTTCCCAGGCAACTTGGTATTGAGACGGCAACTAAACAGGCGGCCTATGATGAGCCGGTTATAAATGCCATCAGCGCTCAGTACGAGGATATAACAAAGGGAATATATTCTGGACAAATACCACCGATGATTAATGAGGTCGAAGTATTAAAATTCGCTGAGAATCTTCGTATTCAACCTGACGACTCAAAGACGGTTCGTAAAGAAAAACGCCAGATGATTAAGAATACGGTGGCTTTCAGTAAGTTGTACTACGATAAGTCTGTGATTCCGAAAATTGATAAAGCTATGGATACTCTCGAGGCTATTCATGCGGATGGTAAACGATTCTTGTCTCAGACAGAGTTTGATGCATTTCTCATTGATCACGGTATTTCTCGAATACAAGATAGGGCAGCTCTCAAGGCTCGTAGAGCGGAGCTTATCGCACCTGAAGGGGAGGCTATGAATACCTATGTGGCCTCCATAAAGGATGAGATTAATAGGGCGTATTTGAAATCCGCGGAGGAGAATTTTGCGGCACATTTTGGCGAGGCCAATGTAATGAATTTTGCTGTAGCTTCAAAGTATATCCCGGTTAAAGCAAAGAATCTTCGTAATAGTATTGATAGCATTTCACGAGAACAAGGTATTCCTCCCAGGGAGAAAGTTGAAAAAATAAAACAGGAAATTGATTCCTTTGTTTCTAAATATGAGGATGC